TATCTGTCTTGGTACCCGGTTTAGACATGATGACATTCACGTGACTACGTTTAATGAACAAAATAACTGGATACAAATTGTTCTTTCCGCTATTCAAAACGATCCCATTACGGGCGATGAAGAGTCCTATTGGCCTGAAATGTGGTCATTGGATTATTTAAAAGAGAAAAAACGACAGGCGCCAATTGCCTTTTCGTTTCAGTATATGAATCAAGTTGTTCGCCAGAATGAACTTTCTCTTGCGCCAGAGTTAATTGTTAAAGCAGAAATTTCAACTGAGTTTGATACGTTGGGTATTGGGGTTGACTTATCCGCTGGTGTTAAAGAAAAGAACGATTACACCGTCATGGTTTTAGGTGGTCGTATTGGTGATCGCATTCATATTATTGATTACAGACGCATCCGTGTCATGGGAAATCTTGAAAAACTGGATGCCATGAAAGAATTACTTAACGATTGGTCTGTTCTTGGTAAGGATGACAACGGAAATTATTTTCCAACTTATTCCACCTGTGATATTTGGTCAGAAGCTGTCCAATATCAGGCTTCTTTAGAAGCCGACTTTAAACGGGTTTGCCTTAATGACGAAGGTCTCTATAATCTCATTTGGCATCCGGTGAAAGGTTTCCGTGCTGATAAGCTGGCACGGTTTAGGGGCATCATTGGTATGTTTGAAGATCGAAAGATTATCTTCAATCGTTACCGGAACTTCACAAATCTCTTCGAGGAACTCATAAATTTCGGTATTAGTAGTCATGACGATTGCGTAGATGCTTTGGTTTGGTTGGTGACTGGACTTGCCAGAAAAGGACAACTTCATCTTGATTTTTGAAATTAGAATTAGAAGAAAAGCGAGTTTAAAACTGTGGGTCCTGAATACATCGCCCTAGCTCTGACAACCGCTGCTTCTGCATTGAGTGGTGGTACCTGGGTAGCCAACAAGATTTTAAGCCGCCAAAACCAAGATATCCAGCAAGCTTTTAATTATACAAATTCGCAAAAGCGCAGGATTGATATCTTGGAAGATCAAATTAATCGCATGCCCCTGGATTACGTTTTAAAAGTTGATTTTTTAAGAGAAATCCAGGAAATGCATGATAATTTTCGTGAAATTAATAATAAACTTGATAAACTAATGGAAAAACTTTTGACAAAATGAGTTACATTCTTGAAGTGGAAGAGGACGAAAACGGAGAACAATTCCTTACATTTCCAGACGAGCTAATGGAAGAGTTGGGTTGGAAGGAAGGTGATATTTTAAATTGGGATATTCAAGGTGATGGCATTCATATTTCTAAGGTTGCTGATCCATCTTTGTATGAATTGAAAGAAGATGGGTAAAATAGAAAAATTGAAATAAGAAGTTATGTTTAGAACTGATGGTGGTTACGGGGTTCCAGGGATGCCTGGTAATGCCGGTCAATTTTTAGCAAGCCGTTTACCGTCCCCCGGTGGTTCACCGTATTCGCAACTACCTCGTGAATACTTAGAAAAACGTTATCCGTTTGGACAACAACCTAATCCAACTCCTCCTCCTCCTCAACCACCCCAACTGCCTGTTCAATTGAAATTACCTTTAGCTAATAGTAGCAACCTTCCCAATGCGCTCCCTGGCGCACCGGGTAATTTTGGTGGTTTTAGTATTGCCGCCGAATATCCAACTGATCGTTGGAACAAAGATGACCAAATCCTTTTGGATTCTTTGAAGCGTGGTGAACTGGGGAAAGGTCCACAAATTGATAAAGCAATTATAGATTTGACGCGTCAACGTTCGACGGCAATTCTTTTTCGAGATGTCTGATGAAAATCAAGAAAACTGTTAGGATTTAGAAAGAAAAGGGGTAACAAGTGAATGGCAACTAGCTCTAATGCCAGATTGCAAGAAATCATCAACGCGTACATCGAAAAAGATGGTAATGCTGTTGTTGATACGAGCATTGTTGCCTCTCACCTGGCGCAAATGAAATTGTTTGGCGTTCGTCAGGGTGTTGAATTTTTTCCAGGTCAAGATAACTTCGGCAACCAACGTAAGGATTTTATTGATCGAGTACTGAAGTACAACCAGTTGGATACCCGTCTGGATTCTATTTGGGACTATTTTTTATGTGATGGTAAGGGATTGTTTTATATTCGTCCTACTAAACAAAATTACAGGCTTTACTACTTCCGTGAGCATGAATATCGCAGTTTCTATAACGTAGATGGTGAGCTAGAGGAAGTGATTATTATTTATAGCTACAAAGTCAGGCGTGGCTTTGGTTTTGGTGACAACATTAATGTCACCAATATCACCGGCAATTCTATTACTGCTGACCAAGGCGCCAAGCGATATATTAAACTATCAATTAAAGCTAAGGTTATTGAAGAAACTCATTCGGAAGGCGAAATGTCTTTTGAAATGCCTTCTTTTGCTAATCCCGGTAAAACTAAAACATTTAAAAATTCTTTAGGTTTTATCCCTTGTGTTGAAATTTTTAACAATCCCAAGGGCTTTGCTATGGAGGGTTATGGAGAATTTGATGCGGTTGCTAATCATATCGTTACGCACGATGAGTTGGTTCGTACTATGCGTAAGAACGTGCAATTCTTTGGCAATCCAACTCTTCTGTCATCACGTCCTAAGACGGACTTAATGGAGTCTGGTACCGATGGTGCAGTTCAGCGACCATCGATTGCAGCAAACTCGGGCTTTGGTAGTTTGAGTGCATACAGTCGATCTACTTTTAAACAAGATCCAATTACCCGAGGCGTTGATGGTCAAATCCGGGTTCCACGGGTCATTGCAAACCTAGAGCCAAACGACCGCGTTGGTTACATTGTTCCTGATGCTATTACTGGCGATCAAAATGCATTTGCTCGTCAGTATAGGGAGGAAATCCGTACTGCATTAGGCGGTGTTGATGAGCTGTCAATTTCTGCAGGTGTTACTGCAACTGAATACAAATCATTGTTTGGTCGTGTTGCGGCTACATCTAAGAAAAAAGCAAATGCCATTTATAGTCATGGCATTTCACGCTGCCTTGAACTAATTATTTTTCAAGAGGAACGCATGTTTCGTGAAACATTAGCGGCAGCTGCCGGTATTGAAAAACCAATAGAGCCAGCAGAAGACGCAAGTCAAGATGAACTTGATTTGTATGAAGCCGCATTAGATGGTTTTAATACACAAATTAAACAACTGATGCTTGCTTCTGTTCAAACTCAGCAAGTTCCCCCTGGTGTCATTGGTCTGATTCCAGACGGTGATGTCACGATTCTTTGGAGATGGCTAGGCCCCGTTTATGAAGATTCAACGCAAGATATTTTAAACAACTCTATTGTTGTTCGAAATCTGCAAGAATTAGGTGTTGATAGCATTGAAGCACTGAAATACCTCTTCCCGTCGAAAACGGATGAAGAGCGGGCCGAGATGTTATCTGGGTTCCCGTTCAGGATGGTGAACGAATTACAGAGTGCATACTCTCAGTTTGCTCGCTTAGTGGGGGGAATGATGCAGACCCCTCACCCGCAATCACCGGATCTACCAATGGCTGCGGATCCCAGACTGGATTTAACTCCATATCTGTATCGAACTTTAGAGGCTTTACAAAAGGAGATGAGTTATGCAGGACGCTACCGTCCAATCGATCCCACAGACGAACCAGCCGTCGCCCGTAGCGGTAGCTCCAAGCAGCTACGTGGTGGCAGCACCCCAAGTGCAATCAGGTCCAGTGGCGTATCAGGTGGGTACCAGCTACCCCCAAGCAGTGCCCCAGGCGAACCTCAGCTACCAATCCGCCCCGTCTCAATACGTCCCCCAATCCCCCTCGGTTCCAACGGCGGAACCAATCTCAAATCCGTGGGAATCGGCGTTCAACAAGGTAGTGAACCTGCTGAGCGCACCAGTTCAATCCCCGTTCCAGGGTCAACAGTCGGTTCCGACGACTTATACCCCGGCCAATTACGGGTTGATCAACCCCCAAGCTACGCCACAATCGGCTCCCCCGACCTCATATCCCAGCCAGGCATACTCGCCCAGCTTTTCCCAAACCTCCTCGACTCCATCCTTGGAGGCAATCGCGGATTACGTGGGGATGAGTCAAAACTCCCGCCAGGTAATGGACGGGTTCGGGATCGAAGCTCCAGCAATCCTGAACAACTACGCGCTCCAGCTGGAAACAATGCTGGACAGCGCCGTCGCATGGGGAAACCGCGCAAGTGATACCATCAAGAATTACGCTGAGTTCGCTGTAAACGAGCACCAAGAAAATCTTGCTTACAACGAAATCCTTACTAATCCTGATGTGCTTAGCGATTATACGCTGAAGTTCTTTGGTCCTGAAGGACCGTATCCCGTTTATGAAAATGAGGCTCAATTGGAAACCCCTGGTTACCCAACCCAACAGGTGCAACACCCTGAGCTGGGAATGATGCCCGCTCCTCCCGCCGCCGCTGCTCCTCAGCAACCCGGCAACTTTTGGGGTGATTTCAACGAAATGATGGCTCGTGATCCTCAGAATGCTTGGCGCGTTCTAAATCAGGCTCAGCCTCAAGTTGTTGCAAATAAATTATTCGTAATGGAGTGATAGTTTGTCGGTAATTGAATAAATTACCAACTGCTAAAATTTGTAATAGATAAGACACAACAATGTCTGAATCTTTTACCCGATAAACTACCTTCCTGAGATTCTGGAGGATAACACAAAGTGTTTATTGATAACGATTTTCCAAAAATCTTAGGTGCGGAACTTTATCGTCCGCACCCTGCTTATATTGCTGAAATGGCTGTGGAGCCCGTGGTTGTTCACGACTTCACCCGTCAGCCCGGTCAAACTGTTCAACTGGATCGCTACAAGTTTTGGGGTACCCCTGGTACCAAGGATAGCCGTGAGCGCGTGTCCGACCAGACCATCGGTACTGCTAACAGCCGGAATATTACAAAGGAAAAGGTTCTGGTAGTACTCAAAGAGTACACCGGTCCTGCAGATCCTGGTGATCCTACTCAACCCAGCACCTTTAAGATTGCTCGTGAGACCTTGATCACTGCTCAGCGTCTACTACTGGACACTGGGAACCTTAATATGTTTCACCAGTCCATCGGTAGTTTAACACTGCTCGATGACTATCGTCGTTGGCGTGACCGCGTGTTCATTGATGAACTCGCCAAAGCTGAAGCTAATGGCCAAGCTTCCACCACCCAAGGTGGTTACTTTTTCCCCGGTAGCAAGGCCAAGAATGCTTCCAGCCAAATCACCTATTCCGGTAGTGAGTATACCGCCGACCTCCAGCAGTTCTCGGTGCGTACCGACTTGCTGAATGTGGTTAAGGATCTGCGTAAGCGCAATGTGCCGACCTTCTCTGATGGTTTGTATCGTTGCACCTGCGATCCCACTTTCATGATGCACTTGCGTCGTGACTCTGACTTCCGCGAGATCGCTCGCTACGCTGGTAATCCAGGTCAAGGCATGTACATGGGCAATCCCATGATGCCCAATAACGCCAGTTTCTATATGGGTCCCCAAGCTGGTCAGGGTTACTTCCTGGCTGGTGAGCCTGTAATGCCTACTGGTGTTCAGTTTGAAGGTGTGAAGTTTTTTGAGTCGACTAACTTCCCGATTAAGAGCGTTAGTGCTTCATTCGATAATGGCAGTAACTACAGTTCCCAAGAAGTTGCCCAAGGTTATTTCTTCGGTCCTCAGGCTGTGGGTGTTGGTATCGGCGGCCCAAACGCTCAGGTGCTGATTAACAACAACGATGACTTCAGCCGCTTCATCATCCTGATCTGGCAACTGTATGCTGGTTTCGAAATCTTGAATAAGGACTTCGTAACTACCGCCTACAGCTTTATTCAGGACGACGGTACTGTCTGATAATTAAGTAACATACAAACATAGGGAAAGATAAATGACCTATTTGTCCGCTAAGAAAATCTATCCAGGTAACTGGGCAGAGCCTTTAAACGGTTGGTACAAAAATATTGATACCAACGCCGACGACACCAACAATGCCTCCAAAGGCGGCCCCACTTCAGTGTTGGCCGTTCCTGGCTATCGCTACTTCCAGCAACGTGGCTATGTATCTGTCACCACCGCCTCTGGTGCTGGTGCTACTGCTACTGGCAACGTAATTGTTCCTTCGCCTTATCGTCAGGATGATACCCGCCCTGACATCACCGGTATGGTGATTTCAGGTAATGCCACCCTTCCTATTTACGTCTATCGCGCCACTCTCTCCGTGGCTTCCGGTTGGGGTGATGGTCGTGTGGCTTCCGGTGTTTACGCTGCCACTGGTAATGTGATCAGCTTCTGCCGTGATTCCAGCGGCCCTGTGTCTGCCTCTGGCGACGCTGAAGCTGTAGCTCAGGCTAACCTGACTTCCACCACTTCTGGTTCTCAAGCTGGCGAAATCTTTTTTGCTGCTGGTTCCGCTGCTTATAGTGCTAACCCCCTCCTGACCGCCACTGGTACTGTGGGCGCTTCCAGCATCTACAAGTCCCTGACTGCTTCCACCACTCTGAAAGTGTTTGCCCGTAATACCACCACTGGCACTAGCACTTCTGGTGGTTGGTACATCTCTAGCGCCGACTCTAACGCCGGTCGCAGCGGTTACTTTGTGGTTGAAGTGTGCTACATCCAGCCCGATGAAGCTCCTGGCTACGAAGACATTGATGGTTATCTTTTGGGCCGCACTGTTAGCTGATTAGGTTAAACTAGGACCAGAAATACTCTGGTTTTTATGTCTACCACTGTCGCTATGCTTTACCAGCATAAAAAAACAGGTGCGCGAGTAAAAGTTATTAGTGAGTGGGATAATGGTGATTGGTTCATGGTTGAAGACCAAGACGGTCGCCTTTATACTGCTTACAAAACCGAACTCATCCCTGATGAGGTAGCAACCAAAAAGGTAAAAACCCTTCAGGTTAAAGATAAAGCTGCACAGGAAGAACCTCGTTCTTTTCCTCCGGAAACACGGTTGAATATCAATACGGCTACTACCCAAATGATCGCTGATCATATCAAGGGAATTGGCCTTAAGACTGCCCGAGAAATTAAAGACCTTCAGATGTCCTTATCGGGTGAACGGTTCAACAATTTGGAGCAGCTCAAACAGATCAAACGTGTTGACTGGGATGCTGTCTTCGCAGCTGATTTAATTCGCATATAACTTCTTTTATAAGGTATTCTTAACCCCTGGTTTCTCAGGGGTTTTTAGTTTTAAAATAAAAAGAAAAGGATATGGTTGGTCCTGCTCTATTTTTAGGCAAGGTTGGTTCAACGGGTAGGTCAACAGGCCCCCATGCTCATTGGGAAATACTAAAAGATGGGAAAAGATTTCCTCTTTCGAAAACGCGTAAAGATATTGGTCAATACATTCAATTTCGTTTACCTAATCAACAAGCTTGGCAAAATCTTTATAGTTCAAAAGATTTTACTTTAAATCCAGCCGCTCAGCTTACCAGTGCCATGGGGCCGCGTATTGCTCCTGCCTCTGGGGCATCAACTAATCATCAAGGCGAGGATTATGGATTTCCGGAAGGCACTTCATTGCGCTTTTTGGGCCGGGGATCTGTTTCTACGTATGCCAACATGGGCTCCGCAGGAAACGTGTCTACACTGCAAACAGGTCCCTATGAATTAAAAACATTTCATCTAAGTGAGTTGCCACTATCCGCAACTATCGGCAAAAACAATGAGTTGTCGCAATTTGCAACTAGCCGTAAAAACGATGCTTCTAGAGCCGCTTTATCAGATAGCGAGGCATGGGCTCAAGCTTACGTTCAAAATCAAATAACAAATCGAACGCACCAAGAGCAACAAGGCAAGTTAGTTGATGCCTTACTTACTATTCTAAAAGAAAAAGAAAAACCTAAACCTTTTATGGAGCAAGTAAAAGAAGGCCTGATTAGTAGTGCATTAAGTCAAGTGTTGACGCCCAAGAATTTTCTTACTCAATTCACTAATTTTGATCCTTATCTTCAAGGTCAACAATATGCCACTAGTCAATTCTTTGGTTTGTGATTGATTTTTTTGAACTATAATTAGTTGATACTGGAAATTAAAAGTGCAGTTATCTGACTTTGACAAAAGTAGGGTCAGGTATCACCTGGGTTATTTCACGGTTTCTGTGCCAGCGGGTGATTACGCTCGTTTGGAAGAAGCCATGAATACCGTGCCGGATTCATATTTCTACGATAAGATTGTGATTCAAATTGGTCGTTGTGATACGGCTGAAAAGAAAACTGAAGTTGCAACGTCACCTTCTACCCGTTTAGAAAACATCGCTGGTGACGTAGATCGCACGATTCGCTCCAGTAATGCAAAAGAGGCTCTTAAGGTTTGGAATGAAATTTATCTTTATGAGACTGATCGTTTAGCTAACATTCTTTATGTTCCTAACTACAAGGATCCGTTCCAGGCAAGATATCGCTATGAACGATCAGGCGCGGAATTTATTCAAGCTTTACCTGGCCCCGCTGATACTGCAGTAAGTTCTCGTATCCATCTTCATGAGGTTTGGCGGTAATGAATTCATTTTTACAACGATGGCTTTCAAAATCATATGGATCTAAAGTAGCTCCCTATGTTCGAGGTACTGTAGATACTGTTACTGATCCAGAAACATATAAAGAACTTGCAAAAAATGCTGAAGTATTACTAAGACGCAATCTTCCCCCTCAATTTTCAGGGGCTAATTTTAGTAATATTCCTATGAGTGCCATAGGTTTACTTAATAAGCTTTATTCTGTTCCTGGTCCTCAGCAAGCTATTCAAGGTGGAATGGTAAGTAGAGCCATTGATCAAATGGCAGGAATTACGCCGAGAATTGCTAGATCTACTGGTCAAACTATTGAAGGTGCATTACGAGCACCTAGTATTGGGCAACAAGTAGTACGCCCAATAACAACATATAACCCCCCTAATATAACTCAATCCTTTGATCCCTTTATGCGAGATTATGGTTTAACTAGAGAATTAATGAGAAGGGCAGGAGGAAATATGTCAGATGTTGCTGCATCACTTCTTCCAAAACAAGGGTTTAATCCTATTGGTAACGTAGGTGGTTTAATTCAGAATTTAAATAAAACAACTAATCCTCTTTTTCAAAAAATACAAGGGGCTTATAAAAATCTTCAAGCTATTGGTCCAACTGCTTTAAATCCACTTGCAACTCAAAATCCAACTACTACATTAGGAAGGGTTGGTAAATTTTTTAATCCTTTAAATCCTAATAATGTCAGTGGTACCCTTGGGGGTGCTGCTATTTCTGCTATGTTACCAGAAAATGATCCTAATAAAGGTAATGCAGAACTTCTTTTATATACTCCAGGTGGTCTGATTCCAAAGATTGCAGCTTTAGGACTTTTTGGTACTACTCCAGCAGGCCCTCGGGACGAGTCTAAGTTAATGCGGCAGTATGGTGCATTTCTTGCTCAAAAGCCTGGTGGGGGTCCTCCTCCTACCTTGCCGCCTCCTCCTCCTACCTTGCCGCCTTCTCCTACT